CTTGACTCTGAGATTTCTAGGTGTATAATAGCTCACTTACCTTTTGGTATAGGCGTTCCGATGGTTCCCTTGGCTAGCAGCCTAAAGCAAACCTGTCAATTTGTCGTTGTGGAGGAATTGTAGCGAACAATCTCCTGTGAAGCAAGCGATTCATGACTCTAATGAAGAGTAAGTGGTGGCAACATCGTCCCCTGATGACCTCCGACTGTGGCAACACACGCAAGCCCGACACGCTTAGATATGAATGAGAATTTATTTTCTCCTAGTGGTTGACACTAGCCTATGATAGTCGTAGTATCTGAGCCATAGAGGGTTAAGTCTATGAAGGAATGCACCTACGGGAATGGTGCTAGGGCANAGCTAAAGGCCCAAGAGATTGAATCTGTATCCTCTTGCTCTATTACTAGAGAGCAGTGGTTTCCACCCTAACCTCAGAGATGCTGAGGGGGAGGCCACAGGATATAGAGGGGGAAAGAACAACTTAAATTTGAGGAGATGGTGAAATGATCTACGCAATCTACATAAATGGTGTTTACAAACGATGCTCGGGGGGGTGATACTAAATCTCAAGCACTGAATGCAGCTCTCAACGAAGGAATGCATTTGTTGATTAGTGATAAGGTGCATCTAGTACAGACTAAGATAGGAGGGAGTACGATGAAAATTTACGATGTATTTGTTGATCAAGTGCATATCGACAAGAAAGAGACTCGTATCAAAAATTATCAGGTGGTTGGTTGTGACCTTTATCAAGCCGTATTCTGTGCTGGTCAGCGATTCCATGATAATACTGACTGGGTAACAGAAAAACTCAAAGTCGGCTCATTAGATGGTAAAGAGTTTTACGAGACAGTTTTTGAGGGCGGGGAATGAAAACAATCCAAACAGATGAACTAACATTCTATACAATCATCGGTAAATCTGGTGCTAAAATCACTGGTGTTGATGTAGGGCGTACTCATGGTATTAATCAATACACAAGGAATGGTAGATTTGTTGGTGTACATTCTTGGACAGGTAGTGGTGCATTACGTGAGAGTTATTTTGAAATTGCTAGCTATCTAATGGAGGCTTATAAATGATCACATACAAAAACGTTACACTAGTAAAATCATCTGATGGTGATTGGGAAGGGCTTTATATTGATAGTGAACTGTATTGTGAAAATCATAGTGTAGAAGTTCAAGATGTACTTGACTTGATTAACAACCATCACTTGAAAGAGGCATTTAGTTTTGAAGTGAGCTGTGATTGGCTGATTGATGAAATGGGTGGGCTTCTACCTCATTCTCTCAGTGATATTCCTGAAGGTGCTAGAGTGTGAGAGTTTGGAATAAACAGCTTGACAACCTCACAACATAATGTAATCATAGCTGCACACACCGAGATTAAAGGAGTAGAGAAATGAACATCTTCGCATCTGATAAATGCCCAATCAAGTCAGCACAGAACCTAGCTAATGTCCATGTGGTGAAAATGCTAAGTGAAGGAATTCAAATTTTGTCAACTGCTCATTATATCCTAGACGGTAATCAGGTAGGAATGAAACCTACCCACCAAAACCATCCTGCTAACATTTGGTGCCGTACTAATAAAGCTAATTACTCTTGGCTTTTAGAGCATACAAAAGCGCTTTGTGATGAATACACACATCGATATGGGAAAGTGCATAAGTCTTCAATTCACCTACTGAGCCTAAGCAAGCATCCTGTTTCGATTGAAGATGGAGAGCTATTAGAGTTTGTACGCTGTATGCCTGACGAATTTAAGCTAGCTTCTCTGCTCGACCCTTGCAAAAGCTATCAATTATACCTTAAGTCTAAGTATAATGACTGGACAACACGAACTGAGAAGCGTAGGATGAAGGTTGAGTGGACAGGGCGGAATAAACCGCACTGGATTGATTGAGGAGGATTAAAATGAAAGAAGGTATTTCCATTCGGGAAGGTGACGTGTTTCGTTGGTACTACAAAAACGACACAGAATATCGTGCTAGCTGTGGAGGTGGCACAGCTTACTGGTGTATGGATAATCAAGCCATCGTTCGTAATGGTGAGCTTGTCGATACTTATTGGGATGGTATCCAGATGGATAGACTACCTTCAAATTCAACATATCTTAAACTTGGTAAAGTTGATCTAGAATTTGTCTGTAATGTAAACGATGTAAAATTTATTGAAAAGTGGCAAACAGAGGACTATGATACAGTTTATAACCTCAGCCACCAAAAAGGCAGTTATGTGTGTTATGCTGTTGACAAGAATGCAAATGTGAGTACCAAAGCTTTACGCATTAAATACCAACTAAAACTTGAGGAGGCTGAGAGTGATAAGCGATGTGCTGAATGGGATATTGAACGGTATACTAAATTGCTTTCTGAACTCCAATGACCATAACCAAACTCACAGGTTCTCTGTCCTCTTATTACAAAGCATCATATAAGAATTATGAGTCTTATGCATTGACAGAGAAAGAAGCTTGTGGTATGCTTCAGACATTGATAAACAAGAGAGGAGTTAAGTGATGGATATTGATAACGGAGGCCCAGCATTTCCAATAACACTGCCGCATGGAGAGCAGTATAAAGTTCATTTAGAGTTTGATGGTATGACTTTACGTGACTACTTTGCAGCTAAAGCTATGGCAGCACTCATGCTTGTATACTGGGAGGCTCAAGATGAATATGCAGACGCTACCTCACTTTTGAGGTGTCAAGCTACATCCGCTTATGAGTATGCAGATGCCATGATCGCAGAACGGAATAAAACAAAATGACTTCACAACAACTATTTGAACAATTCATTTCTTCTAGACAACTTGACCCTAATTACGCTGCTATGTTTACCAAATGTAAAGATAAACAAGGGAATGAATTAGAAGAATATGCTTGTCATCGTATACAGCAAGACTATATACTGTGGCAGAGGGCTGTAGAGGTAGCGTTAATTATTGAAGAGGAGATTTAATATGAAAGACTTTCTTATCAAGAATAATTATAAGCTTTATGGTGAAGAGAAAGATGAGTTTGGCATAACTCAGAAGTATCAAAAGAGGGTCGACGCAGATTACCCCGAGTATCCATTATGTGCCTGTAATGATAAACTCTTCATTAATATTGATTTCTATGCTTTTACAATTGGAGATATAAACAGTAGATCAGCGTCAATCTTTCTAGTGCATGGAAATAATAAAGGCGAGTGGTGTGATATTAAAATTTATGGATTGAAAGAGACAGATGTATTAAGTAAACTTTACCGTCTTGAACTTAAAGTCATGGATATGTGGAAAGTATTCTACGAGGGAATCTAAATGAACTCTAAACTAGCTTCTCGTAAATTCATCCTCTCCTGTTCGATGATAATTATATTGACAGGTGTTCTATGTTTTGATAAGATTTCAGAAGATAACTATTCGTATTTGATTACGTTGATTATCTCGGGTTATTTAATTTCTAATGTTTCTCAATCAGCTTTACTTAAGAAGGAGAATAAAGATGTCTAAAGATAAACCAGTTGTGAACTATGAGCGCATAGAACGTTTCATTCAAGCGGAATGCGAATGGCCCAATGGGACACCAGATGAAATTATCTCTCAGATGCTAGAGATTAAAAAGCAATACGCTGATTGGGGTAATTTGAATATTAGTTATGAGTGGAGCGGGTATGAGGATTGTGAATATTATGTTAGCGGAACTCGGTTGGAAAATGACGATGAATATAACTGTCGTATTGAACAAGAAGAGGATAAACTGTCCTTTTGGGAAGAAAAAGAATCAGAGCGTATTGCTAAAGAAATATTAGAGAATCAAATACAAATGCAGGCAGATTTAAAAGAGCTTGCACGACTGAAAGCTAAGTACGGAGAAAAGTAATATGGAAATTAAACGTAGTGAAGAGTGGGATAAATGGTGTAAGAGTGGTGAAGTTTTTAATAGGTATAAACATGTTAAACTTCACAAGAAAATGATGGATAAAGTAGATGCAGATAACCTCGATATTGAGTCTATGCGTGAAATTTTAAAGGAGATTATTAAAGTTACCTTTCCAGTGTCAGAAAGTGAACTTGAAACTATAAACAAGATTCTAGAGGAAAAGTAAATGCTTGAGTACGTATTGCGCTGTGCTAGAAAACTTCCTTATAAACGAGGACAACAGCGTGTGTATTCTGTTATAACAGATTCTAGAGGTCGTGTTGTTGCAGAAAGTGCTTGCTATTACCTGAAGTCTCACCCTAAACAGAAAGAGTATTCTATTAAAGCAGGATTCGATGAAGCTCGTTGCATGATGCATGCAGAGCTTAGAGCCTGTATCTTGTCAAAGGGGAAAGGTGTTAAGATTACAGTGGCTCGGGTTGCTGCTGATGGACGACCACTAGACGCAATTCCTTGCCCATCTTGCCGCTTGTGTATCGCTGATCATGGTGGTATAAAGGAAATCAGCTACAGCACAGGAAGCTAAAAGAATTTAAAATAAAGCTTGACGTGTTGGTAGGATGGTGTAGAATTAGGGCTAACAGAGTTACTAACACAAAGCAAGATCATCGNGCGTTGGCGCAACTGGATAGCGCAAGGGATTTCTACTCCNTAGGTTAAAGGTTNGAATCCTTTACGCTCGACCAAATTCGTAACAAGAGAGGACAAACCTAATGAGTGACTACAAAAATTGTGTGATTAAAGACATCCGTAAATTCCCCGGAAAAGGTGATACACTTTATGCGTGTTTGTATTCTATTGAGGGTGATCTTATAATCTCTGCTACTTTAGATTATATTGTACAAGCACTGAAAGAGAGGGTGTGACATGATCCACTACAACAAGCAATCTAAATATAAATACCTTTACAGTATGCTAGAAAAC